CTATGAGCATCGAAGCAATGAAGACCGCGCTTGAGGCGCTGGAGTTTTTTGCTGACGAGTGGGGTTTTACCCACAAATCAACTTTGCCAGTACGACAAAACGCCATCGCCGCTCTCCGCGCCGCCATTGAGCAGGCCGAAAAGCAGGAGCCGGTGGCGCACCTATGGCAGCACAGTGAAACCGGGCGAACCCGTGTCGTCATGCCTGACCAGATCGTCACCGCTGACGCAACGTGGTTTGTGGTCGGCCCGCTGTATCTTGCCCCGCCCCAGCGCAAACCTGAATCGCTATGCATCTGTGAGTTGACTTGCGTGTGTGGTGCTGTGTGGCGCGGTGAAGAATTGGTATCCGCCCCGCCCCAGCGCCAGCCGCTGACAAGGAAAGATGTGCTGGCGATCATTGATTCTGAGCCAGCGTACATGATTACCGGCCTGCCGATGTTTTACCGCGATCAGGTTGCCATCATCGTCCGCAAGGTCGAGCGCGCCCACGGGATCGCCGCAGCAAAGGAGAAATCATGAGAAAAAGTTTGCACCTGACTACCGAGTTCTTGCCGCGCAAATGGCCCTGCTTTGCCGTGGGGTTCGTGAGCAGTGGTAACGAGTTTGTCCTGCACCTCTATCTGGTGTGCTTCCGTATTCGGTGGGGGTACTGATGAACAACGAGAAAGTAATCGCCCTACCGGCGAGCACCAACTACACCGCAGAGCAGGCGCTGCACTCCGCGCTCAAGGCTGACCTGACTGATGTGATGATCATTGGCTACGACGAGGATGGCGAACTGTTCGTGCGTTCATCCAAGATGACCCGGGCCGAAGGGCTGTTCATGGTGGAAAAGGCTAGGGAGTGGTCAATGTATGGAGGTTTGAAATGAGCGCAAAACGAGAGTACCTGTGGGCGGTGTTCGCCAGCACCCCACAAAGCCCGAAACTTGTGGAAGCGGCGCTAATTTTCTACCACGCCGAAGTGCCTGTCGAACAAGCACGCGAGTACATCAGGGTGCTGGCAGAAAAAATAAAGGAGATGGAATGACCCCGGGACAATTGATTGACTTGTTAGAGAAAGCAGAAATGTTGAAAGAGGAATCACCCGGGGTTCTGGGTTGGCATCCAACGATGGAAAAGGCTGGTCGTTTTGTTGAACTTCACCACGACTACCTGCTATCTACCGAAATTCACTCCTGCCATGCCGACTGCCAACGCTTTGCCTGTGTGCAGACTCGGCGAGCGGTGGAGGCCGAGCGCGAGGCGTGTGCGAAGGTGGCAGACCTTGTTGCCCGTGAGATTGACGACACCAACGGCACCGCGAGCTATATCGCCGCCGCCATCCGCGCAAGGGGGAACCAATGACCGAACGCGAACTCTTAAAACTGTGCTTGCAATGGATCGAGGACACTCCCGAAGATGCCTTCGATCGGGCGATGCTGATCGACGCAATCAAGGCCAAGCTCAAACCCGACCGCGCATGGGTCGGCCTCACGAATGAGGAGTACCGGGAACTGCTCAAACAGCACGATGGCGCGGGGCTGCTGGCCTTTTACAGCCTGATTGAAAACAAGCTACGGGAAAAGAATGCGTAAACAGGTCAAGATGGGCGCGGTGCTCTACGCGCAAATGTGCACCCTCATGCTCGCGGGTGACCTCACCTGTCAAGAGATCGCAGACGAGACAGGGTTACACCTCGTGACGGTCTATCAGTACACCCGTGAGTTACACCGCTTCGGTGCCGCTCACATCGTGCGCTATGAGCCCGATCGACGGGGACGCCACATCGTCAAAATCTACAAGCTAGGCAAGGGCAAGGATGCCGCTCGTGTGCGGATGACCCATGCCGAACGGCAGCAGCGCATGAGGGACAAGCGACGGGCGGTGAACGATCCACTGCTGCAACTGGCAGCATGAGAAAAGGCCCGGATCACCGGGCCTTTTTACTTGAGGATGTCAGCCCCGTACACCCGGGGCTTTTCTTTTGTGGACAGCTTGTAGATGTCGTCCTTTTGCCGCTGCTTGGCCCGGATCACGCTCACCCGGTAATCGGCAAACATCGTCACAAGGCGCGGGTCAATCGCCCACTGTGCTTGATGCAAATGCTCTTTGCTCCCGTCATCCATGCGGATCACATACTGCGCCTCTTCGAGCACCTGCATCGCACCAAGCACCCACTGATCCTGCAACCAGTTGTTCTTGCCCTCCAACTGCCTGCGGGCACTGCGCTTGATCTCGGACAGCGTCAAGATGGGTTTGTCTGCGTACTGAATCACATAGTCAACGACCCACTCCTCGAAGGTGGTACCCATCTCACCGTAGGCGTAGCGGTACGCCGGGATCACATAGCCCTTGATGAACCGCACAACCCGCTCGATCACATCAGCGTTGACGAAGGGCGAGAAGGGGTTCTCCATCATATGCCAGAGCAGCGTTAAGCGGCCCACGGTGCCCTCTAGCTTGCCGAAGGCCGTGAGGAATGTGTTCCCGCTACGCAGCAGCACCTCGTCTTGCTTGGCTTGGTTGTACCAACGCTGGAAATCCCGAAACACCTCGTATGCCTCAGGGCTCAGTTTGTAGGTCGTCGGGGGCAGTGAGTACACGAGACGCACTGTGTTCTCCCATGCGCCGATGTTCGTCATAAAGTCGGGGATCGGCTCACCGATGCCCCAGTCGCGTTCACGCAGCACTGCGGGGATGAACCGCTGAAGCAGGCCGTCAGCAGCCAGTGCAGCCACACTCTGCCGGTAAATCTCAGGCTGCACATTGGCGTAAATGCTGACAGCGAGGTTCTCGCAGTGGATCGACCCAGCACCCACGCGATCCATCTCGTATCTGTCCGACTCATAGGAAACGACCCATGCCGAGCGATCCTCACCGCTTGATTTATCCGTCAGCTTCCTGATCCATGAGTTCATTTCGTCGAGGTGCAGCAGCAGGCCACGGGGCCGATCGGCTGCGCTACGCACCATCTTCTGTGATGTGATGTCCCCGATCGTGATCTTGACGGGCACGGGCTGCGGGGGCATCTCGGGCACATGGGGTGCTTGGTCTGCACCCAGTAACGCATCGGGCGAGGCTGACCAGTCGAGGAACGACTTCTTCGCCGCGCTGTACGCTGCCTCTTTGCCTTCCCATGCCAGCAGATCCTTTTGGTAGCGAGGGCGATCCTCGTATTCGATCTCGGGCAGCACCTTGAGCATGGGCTTCGATCCCGGGCTCTTCTTGAGTGCGGGGCTACCGATCGTCATCAGCCAGAGCACAGGGGGCACTTGGAACCGGGGCATGAGTTCTAGGCGGGAGCGGGAGTCCGCAGCCCCACAGATTGCAGCCATGCCCGCGAACAGGGGCACGAGCGGATCGCACCCCATCTCCCCGCTGATCTCCTTGGCCCGCTGTGCGAGGATCGCAGGCCACAGGTCAAGATTGATCTCGGGCGGCTGCGGGCGCAGGCCAGCCGTGAGATCAGCGGGGGTGAGCTTTGGGGGTTCTATGTTCTTAAATAGGTCGCTCACATCAACTGCGGGACGCTGCCACCCGTGCTGCTTGGCGATGTGAAAGAGGGTGCCCAGCTTGACCGCAGTGGCCTTGTCCGAGCGGAAGCTGCTCCACTGCTTGATGATCTCCTTCTCGCCGGGGTACTTGGTCTGCGACTGTGCTGACCACTCGTTCCACAGGTGCAGGGCTTGGTCAAGCTGCTCTGTCTGCGTCCCCGCCCAGTGCATCGCCATGCCGATGTTGATCCACTCGTCACGCGAGCAGTCCGAAGGCACAACCTCAATCGCTTGGCGAATCTCTTCCCATGAGGCGTCCACCGCGCCATCGGTGCCGATCGTGCGCTCCTTGTCCTGCGCGAGCATCGACTGCCACAGATCGAGCAGGGGCTGCGGGATCACAGGCAAGCGCATCCAGTTGCCACTGCCTGCCCAGCGGTAAGGCTGCTGCGTATCCGGGTGGATACTGGGCGGCAGCACATCCTGCACCGTGAGGCCGTTGCTGGTAGCGCAGCGCAACTCATACGCAGTCACCCCGGTGTGCAGGATCTTCTTGCTCGGGAGCGCGATGCCGAAGGGCATCTGATAGAGCAGCTTGCCGTGCCCCTGCCTGCCACTGTCGATGATGACTGCATCGGGCGCTGTGTAGAGGGCTTGCAGGTCTATGCCGCGCTCATGCAGCAGGGTGCCCGCCATGCCCCAGTCGTCAATGTCGAGGGCCATCGTGCCGCTGTAGGCATGGGCAAGCCCGATACCGTAGCCCGGGGGCAACTCGGCCTGCGTCTTGAGTGCGTTGCTCTTGAGGTTCCACCCCGGTGTGCGCGGCCCCTTGGTACCCATCGGAATCGGCACAAGCGACCACCCGTGACGGATGTACGCATCAATGGACGCCGGGTGCTGTTGCACCGACGAAGCACTTGTCATATACTGATCTCGCTTTCTTTGTTGCGTTTCATTTCATCTCCTTTTAACCCCGGCCTCATCCGCCGGGGTTTTCTTTTGGGCGGTTGAAAAAATTTCTCAAGAAGTTGTTGCACAGTGTACCGCACCCGTGATACAGTTGCAACCAGTCAGTGAGGAATTTTGCAATGACCCCCAAACCTAAATCTGCATTTTTGACTGTGCGAGTGCCAGCCAATATGCACATGAAATTTCACATCAAAGCGCAGCGATACGGTCAGCCGTCAGCGGTGCTTCGTGAAATCATCGAGGCGTTTCTCGACGATCGCCTCTCCATTCTCCCTCCCAGTAACCGTAAGGAATCCCTGTATGTCACTCGAACTCAAGATTGAAGCCCTGACCGCCGCTGTGGTCGCACTGACCGCGAAGCTAGAGGCTGGCAATGTAGCAGTTGCTGCACCCGTCACACAAGCGGCTGAACCCGCACCCGTGGTGGCCCCTGTCGTGGCTGTTCCTGCACCTGTGGTTGCATCTGCTCCCGCTATGCCCGCGCCGCCCACCTTCGTCGCTCCGGCACCTGCCCCGGCTCCCACCGGCGCACCGTTCTCGGACGGCAAGGGACTGATTGAATATGTGATGGCGTCTTACAAAGCCCTTGGCCCTCAGAAGGGTGCCGCGATCCAGAATGTGCTGACCAGCTTGGCCTACACCAACATCAGCGATGTCAAGCCCGAGCACTACGCCGCGCTCTACCAAGGCGTTGAGGCTCTGAAGGCTGCGTGATGCCCGCCCACGCGCAACTGTCCCCCTCGAAGCGTAGCCGCTGGGCCTTGTGCCCCGGCTCGATTCGGGAAGAGGCTAAGTACCCCGAGCAGGACTCCGGCCCTGCTGCGGTGGACGGCACCCACACGCACACGCTGCTCGAACATTGCATCGAAATGCACAGGGATGCGGCGTCGTTTGTTGGCTTGCTGCTCACGGATCATGAGGGCGAGTTCCTTGTCGATGGCCCCCGCGCCACTCGTGTGCAGGTGGCCCTTGATTACATTAAGTCGCGTGTCGCCGAGTTCAACGGCCTGTGCGAAGTGGTTGCCGAGACTCGGGTTGACCCGAAGTGGTTCCTGCACCGTGACGACCTCAGCGGCACTGTGGATGTGCAACTGCGCGGCCCCGGTGTGCTGGAGATCATCGACTACAAGGACGGCATGGGCGTTGTTGAGGCTGAGGGTAACCTCCAGCTTGAGCAGTACGCCATCGGTGTCTTGGCTGAGTGCGAACTCGGGTGGAATGTGCCCGAGCAGTACCCGTGGCAAGAAGTCCGCATGACGATCGTGCAGCCTAAGCTGGCGCTCAAGGGCATGAACCCGATCACGACATCGACGGTGACCACCAAGTCACTGCTCGACCGTGTATCATTGCTGGGCCAGCAGGCACGGGCTACCGAAGCCCCCGACGCTCCGCTGGTTCCGGGTGAAAGTCAATGTAAATACTGCCGCGCTAAGGGCTCATGCGCCGCGCTGGCAGGTAACGTAATGAAGGAGGTGGGAATCATGTTCCAGCCTGTAACGCAAACACTCGACATCGCGCAGCAGTCTGCCGATAAAGATCCCACGGCCATGAGCGACGATCAGTTGCGTCAGATCATGGAAGCCGCCCCTCTGATGCGCCAACTACTTGATGGTGTTGAAGAGGAGTCATTGCGTCGGCTTAAAGCGGGTCAGGCTGTACCCGGTCTGAAGTTGGTTCACGGTCGTGGCTCTCGTGCGTGGTCATTGCCGGAGGAGCAGATGGCCGAGAAGCTGGTCAAGATGGGTATCCCCAAGACCGCAATATATGAAACCACACTGGTGTCGCCATCCAAGGCTGAGAAGCTGACATGGAAAAAGAAGGACGGCACAGATATGCAATTGACAGAGCGCCAGCTAAAGACGATGGAAGGTGAGTATGTCGTCAAGTTAGCAGGTAAGCTGACTGTCGTTCCCGAGTCTGATAGCCGTCCGGCTGTCGTCACCAACGCTGCACCTATGTTCAGCGCAATCGAGGCAGCACCCGCTGCCGAACCCCTGCCCTCGTGGCTTCTTTAAAGGTAAATGTAAATGTCTGAAATCATTCTTCTGTCCAATGTGCGTCTGTCGTTCCCCCATCTCGCCGAGCCCCAGCGGCAGGTGAACGAGTCCAACGGCAAAGAGCGCATCAGTTACAACTGCGAGTTCATCATGCCGCAGGATCACGCGGGCTTCCAGAAGTTCATGGCGACCTACGCCGCGATGGCTCTGGAGAAGTGGAAAGAACACGCCCAGACTGTGATGGGCATGATCCAGTCCGATCGCAAGCTGCGTTGTTTCGGTCGCGGTGAGGAGAAGGTCAACAAGAAGACCTTCCAGCCTTACGATGGCTACGCTGGTCATGTGTTCATCACCGCAGGCCGTGACTCTGCGCCGCAGATGATCCAAGCCGACGGTCAGCCGATCGACCCGGCGAACACGATGGCATACCAGATGCTCGCCCGCAAGATGTACGGCGGGTGCCGGGTCAATGCTGCGGTCAAGCCTTGGCTGCAAGAGAACAGCTACGGTCGCGGTGTTCGTTGCGACCTGATCGCGGTTCAGTTTGCTGGCGACGATGCTGCCTTCGGTGAGGGTGCAGTCGATGCGTCCAAGCTGTTTGGTTCTGTTGCCGGTGCTCCCGCTGCGATGTTCGGTCAAGCGCAAACCGGTGCCCCGATGGGTCTGCCGCCCTTTATGATGGGTCAGTCGTAATTAATCGGGGGCTTCGGCCCCCGTCATCCGAGTAACTGTAATGAGTGATTTTATCTATGACATCGAGACTTATCCCAATGTGTTCACACTGGCGGTTGAACATAGTGAAGTACCGCTGTCGTGGTTGTACGAGATCAGTGACTTTCGCAACGATAGCCGAGCGATCATTGACTTCCTCACTTACCTCAAGCAGACCGACAGTCGCATGGTTGGCTTTAACAACTTGGGGTTCGATTACCCTGTCTTACATACGCTGATCCGCATGGGTCACAGTGACGCAGCCACCTTGTACAACAAGGCGCAGGCGATCATTGGCTCGCAAGACGATGAGTCGAAATGGACGCATCAGGTGAACCCGACCGACCGATTCGTTGAGCAGATCGACCTGTTCAAAATCCACCACTTCGACAACAAGGCTCGCGCCACGAGCCTCAAGGTGTTGGAGTTCAATATGCGCTCCGACAGCATCGAGGACTTGCCGTTCCCCGTGGGCACCGTGGGCACCGTGCTCACCCGCGAGCAGATCGAGGTGCTCAAACGCTACAACCAGCACGATGTAAAGCAGACCAAGGCTTTCTATACGCATTCGCGGGACATGATTAGATTCCGCGAGGAACTGAGCACGAAGTACAAGCGTGACTTTCTGAACCACAACGATACAAAGATCGGCAAGGACTACTTCGTGATGAAACTAGAAGAGGCGGGAGTGCCCTGCTACGACTACAGCAGCAAGGGTCGCACCCCTCGGCAGACTAAGCGCCCGGTGATTGATCTCAGCGAGGCGATCTTGCCTTGGATCACATTCCAAGAGCCTGAGTTCAATCGCATCCTTGACTGGCTCAAGCACCAGCAGATCACCGAGACAAAGGGTGTGTTCACTGACCTGACGGCCACCATCAACGGCTTCACCTTCGTGTTCGGCCTTGGTGGTATTCACGGCTCAGTCGAGTCCACGGTAGTCGAGTCCGATGATGACTACACAATCATTGACTTGGATGTCAGTTCGTACTACCCGAACCTTGCGATTAGCAATCGGTTCTTCCCGGCGCACCTCGGCGACACCTTTGTCGAGATTTACAAGAACCTCTACGAGCAGCGCAAGACCTACCCCAAGGCGTCGGCTGAGAACGCCATGCTGAAGCTGGCGCTCAACGGCGTCTACGGCGACAGCAACAACCAGTTCAGTGTGTTTTATGACCCGCTGTTCACGATGAGCATTACGCTCAACGGGCAGTTGCTGCTGTGCGTTCTCGCCGAGGGGATGATGCAGATCGAAGGGGTCAAGATCATCCAAGTCAACACCGACGGCATGACGATCCGGGTGCCCCGCGAGAACAAGTGGCTCGTGGACTTGGCTCGTAGTGCTTGGGAGGTTCGCACCGGGTTGCAGCTAGAGGAGGCCGTCTACTCGCGGATGTTTATTCGTGATGTGAACAATTATGTGGCTCAGTACGCTGACGGTAAGGTCAAGCGCAAGGGTGCCTACGAGCACAAGATGGGTTGGCATCAGAACGCCGGTGGCCTCGTGGTGCCCAAGGTGGCCGAGAAGGTGTTGGTCGATGGCGCACCGATCCGCGAAACAGTCGAGCAGTGGCCCGACAAGATGGACTTCATGCTCCGCACCAAGGTGCCGCGCTCCAGTTACCTGCAATGGGGCGAGGAGCGGGTGCAGAACATCACGCGCTACTACATCGCCAAGGGCGGTAAGCCCCTGTTTAAGTGGATGCCGCCGCTCAAGGGTAAGACCGAGTGGCGCAGGATTGGCGTCGAAAGCGGCTGGGGTGTACAGGTGTGCAATGACATTGCCGACACCACGCTGCCGATCGACTTTGATTACTACATTCAAGAAGTGGAGAAGCTATGTCTGGGACTAGCGTGATTTTTGACACATGGAGCCATGACTCGCTTGTGAAGTTTTCCAGCGAGTGCTACGAGCGGCTACAGCAGCAAGACAAAGAGATCGAGGCGCTGCGTGAAGACCTTCGTGCGGCGATCGACGCCTATAGACAACTGGTGATTAGAAATGCTCGAAAAACAGATTGAGGCCAAAGTCTGCGCTTACGCCAAAGAGCGCGGGCTGCTTGTCTACAAGTTCACGAGCCCCGCTAGGGCTGCGGTGCCTGACCGAATGTTCGTACTGCCCAGCGGGAAAATCTTTTTCTGCGAGTTCAAGCGCGGTGGCGAAAGGGCCACCAGTGCCCAAGAGCGCGAACATCATCGGCTGCGTCAGCACAAGGTCGTGGTCTATGTGATCGACGATGTGTTCTCGGGCCTGCGGATGGTTGACGACATGATTGCATATGCTAACCCCTGACATTCTCCACGATTACCAGAAGAAGGCGGTCAACTTCCAGTCCACGCACCCACACTCGATGCTGTGGTTAGATATGGGATTGGGTAAGACCGTCATCACGCTGACCACGCTGGCGCACCTGATCCGCACCCAGTTCCTGCGGGGCGTCATCATCGTAGCCCCCATCCGCGTCATTCGCCTCGTGTGGCGTCAAGAGGCTGTCAAGTGGGAGCACACGAAGCATCTCCAATTCAGCATGGTTGTGGGCACCAAGGATCAGCGTACACGCGCTCTGCTGCGCCCCGCTGATGTGTACCTCATTAACTATGAGAACCTCGGTTGGCTTGCCGAAACGCTCCAGACTTACTTCGTTAAGAAGGATCGCCCGATGCCCTTCAACGGAATCATCTGGGACGAGATCAGCAAGATGAAGAACAGTGCCACGAACCGGGTCAAGGCGTTTCGCAAGATCGCAGACAAGTTCGACTGGACTACCGGCCTCACCGGCACACCAGCAAGCAACGGTTACAAAGACCTACATGGGCAGTTCCTCGTGGTGGACAGGGGTGAGCGCCTCGGCACCAGCAAGACGGCGTTTCGCACCCGGTTCTACCGCAAGGTCGGCCCCTACAAAGAGGTGCCGTATGACGACACCGAGGACACGATCAAGAAGTTGATCGGCGACATCACGCTTGAGATGAGCGCAGAGGACTACAACCCGTTGCCCGACCTCATCGTCAACAATGTCGAGATCGAGATGCCCGACGAGTTGCGGGCCAAGTACGACAAGTTGGAAAAAGAGTTCTTCCTCGTGCTCGACAGCGGCAAAGAAGTCGAGGCATTCAACCAAGCGGCCCTGACAAACAAGTGCTTGCAGTTCTCCAACGGTGCCATGTACCCGATCGCCGGGATGCCGCTGTGGGAGCCGGTGCACGAGCTTAAGCTGGACGCGCTGGAGGAGATCATTGACGAGGCGCAGGGTAGCCCGGTGCTGTGCGCCTACGCCTATCGGTCAGACGCCGAGCGGATCATGGAGCGATTCAAGGCGCTGCGCCCCATCAACCTGACCGAGTGTAAGAGCGAAGCGGCGCTTACGAACGCCATGCACCGGTGGAAGACGGGCGACTGCGCCCTGATGATCGGCCACCCGGCGTCGATGGGTCACGGGATCGACGGCCTCCAGAAGAACGGCCACATCCTCGTGTGGTACGGGCTTAACTGGTCACTGGACTTGTACGAGCAGTTCAACGCTCGGGTGCGTCGCCAAGGTCAGGGTGCCCCGGTTATGTGTCACCGCATTTTGATGCAGGACACTCTCGACCAAGCGCAAGCGTTGGCACTCGACGAGAAAGCCACCACGCAGGCAGGGCTACGCAACGCGGTTAAACAATACCGCCAATCGAAAGGGGTTTGAGATGAGTATGCACTGCCCGATATGTGGCACTTGGTCAATCGTCAAAGAGACGCGCACCAACAAGGCCGACAACATTGTCAATCGTCGTTACGAGTGTGCCAACACACACCGGTTTTCAACTGAGGAGAAGATTAAAAATGGAACAGAAAAGCAAAGTCGCACTCATAAAGTGCCGTTACCCGCAACAGTCCGAGCCTGAATCTTGGCGAGACTACTTGCCAAGTGTGGCAGGGGTCGTGATTGTGGTGCTGTTCAGCCTAGCGTTTGCGCTGCCGCTGACTTACCTGATAGTGCGGCTTGCGCTAGGCCGTTAGACATTACGCTCAAAGTGCGGGCAGTCAACCAACGACTTAAAGTTCCCACCCCAGCGGTTTTTGGAATGCAAGGATTCCCAATATGCTCCCAGCGGGGCTAAGGTTTCCTTGTTCCAAATAATCTGACCGTCTTTAAAAAAGTTGAGATCAATCGCACAGCGTTTGAGATGAATGGAATTCATCGTCTTGGATCGACCAGTCTTGACATAGATGGCTTGCTGCTCAGGAGTGCGGGCTAATTCACCACCGGTGACCACAAAACCCTTCGATGTGGCGTACTGAATCAACCTGCACATATCCAGCAGGAAAGCGGCCTGCTCTTGACTGAGGCTCATTCTTTGTCCCTCTTACGCATCTCCATGACCTTCTCGACTGTGCGGCCCCCGAAGTAGGCGGTCATCACCAGCATACCCCACTGACCGAGCAGGGAGACATATGCTTCCTGCACTTCAATTCCCGCAGCACTCATGCCAGCAAAAATAAGGTAAGCAGTCAGGATGTAGATCAGCGTCCCCGGTCGGATGTTCTTGGATAGCCAAGAGTCCGATGCCATATCCGCCTTCCAGCGATCGGACACATTGTTTTCTTGGTTTGCTTGGGCGGCAAGTAGGGACTCAAGTTCCCGTTGCTCAAGTTCTGCTTTCTTGATCCCGAGTTCGAGCAAGTTCTCCTCATGCTCGTACTGAAGCTGCCGCAGCTTGGCGACTTCCTCAGGGCTTGGGTTGTCGGTGATCTTGACCCCTAAAGTCTTTTCGACGACATCCTTACCCTTGGCTTGGATGGCAGACGACAAAAGCCCCAAACCGTTTTGCGCTAGAGTTCCAAGGAGAGATGCGACGATAGGGATCATTTCTTCACAAGCCTTTCGCGCTCTTCAAGCAGCCGAACCTTGACCTGAAGTTCGTTGATGTGCTGCATCAACTGCTCCTTCATTGCGGCCCTACGCTCGGCACTAATCGGGCTGTCCGTGGGGACGCCTTCTTTCGTGATGAGAGCGGGCATCGACCCCTCGATCTTAGTCAGCCGAGTGGAGAAGTCAGCAACCTGTCCCAGCAGCCAAGCAAGGGACGCGACGATGACGGGAATGACCGCCTTGAGTGCATCACTCCAATTCATTTAGCCACCCTTAAAGTGCCCCGCTACCCAAGTAATAAATCCCCCCGCGATCGAAGCGATGGTCATGCCCATCCAGAACCCACCCTTGCCCTTGTTCGCCAAGGCCACGAGTTCTTCAAGTTGGCGCTCCATCTTGTCGATCTTCTTGTCCATCGTCTGGACGCGCTCCCATAAAGCGCCATACTTCACCGGGTCAATTTCTGCTTCCATGATTACTCTGCCAGTGCGTTTTCGGTTTCACGGGTAGGTGCCAAGGCATTAGAGCCAAGGGTGGTGGCTGCGGCTGTGCGAGCCGCTCTAGCAACTGTACCAGCTTGACCCTTGAGGTTGCCAGCATCGGAGATGATCTTGAGCACCCGGCTGCGCTCTTCAGCGGGCAGACGCTCCAAAAGGTTTGCGGCACCTTCGGGTGTCTTGAGCGCCTCGGTGAGCGCCCCCATCGTCTTTGTGCCGATCTTGTTTTCCAAGATGGAGATTGCTTTGTTGGTCGTCGCGGCAACGGCGCTAAGGTACGAGGGCAGACGCAGCTTCGAGGTGTGCTGAAGAAGCAGTTGTTTGAGTGCCTCTTGCCCACTACCCACCTGATCCTTTATTGACAACTCGGTCAGGCGTTTTTGGGCTTGAGATTGCAACACTTGCAGCGTGTCTTCTGCAAGTTCAGTGGCGATGTTGTAGTTGCCGGGGCCGAGAATCTTCTCCACTACATCGGGCGACTCGCCTTGAACCAGACGAACAAACGCATCCTTGTCCGTCTTCCACAGACGCTGGGCCTCACCCGTGAGCTTTTGCTTGGCGATGTCTTGCATCCCTTGGGCATATTCCTCAAGGTATGCGCGATAACCCTTACCGCCCGACGCTTCAATCGCGTCGATCAGCATGGGCTTGATCTTTGCCATCACACCAGCAGCAAGGTTGCGCTGGGTGGTTGCGTCAACGCCCGGGCGAAGCTGTTGGATTGCGGCATTGACAGAGTTCTTGCGAATCGCATCGAGCGCCTTAGCGTCAATAACGCCGCCTTGACTTGTCCACTTAGCAATGTCATCGGCAACGGTCTTAACAGCACCCGCCAGAATGTCGTTGCCAGCAAACTCGGGGTTATTGGTCACAGCCCGAATCGAGCGGACAAGCGAGTCGCCCTCCAAGGGCTTGATGCCCGCAGAGCGAAGGCTGTCAGCAGCCGACTGAGCAAACCGGGCACCTTGACCCAGATCAAGGGATGCATCGGCGGCTTGCGATGCCCAGTCGTCGGCCATCTTAGCCAGTTCGCCCTTGTAGGTGTACTTGGTAAAGCCCACCGGCAGATTCTTCTTAATCAAGTCCAAACGGGCGCTGGCTTCTGCAATCTGACCGGCCTTAATCAGCCTGCGAACATCCTCGACTTTGGCACCAGCGGCTTGAGCCAACTGATCGGCTTCAGCCTCCAACGCAGCCACACGCTGACCTTGGTTAGCACGGGTGAGTGCGGCTTGACGAGCGGGGCTCGTGATGTCCGTAACCGTCTGTTTAGCCAGATCACTAGCCGCACGAGTCTCGGTGGCCGTGGTGCCGCCTGCCAGCTTGGCAAGGGCGTTGAGCGACACTTCGCCTTGTGATTGCTCCAGCGCCCGCAGGAAGCGCGGATCGCGCTCAGTGGCTCGCTGAATCAACGCCTGCCATGTCGGGCTATTGATTTGAGCAGTGGTCTGCGCCGCGCTCTGCCCGGTGCCCTGTGACGCCTTGAGCGCGTTGAGCACTTGAGGCAGATCAGGGCCAAGGGCGTTACGAGCGATGTCGGAGGCTTTGTTCGTCGAGATGTTCCGCAAGTCCATGACCTTGCCGACACCCTTGGCAAGCACTGGGCCAAGCACCCGACCACCGGCCTCGAATGTGGAACCTTCGACAATGTTTCGAACTGGCTCAACAACCTGAGCAGCACCTTGACGCCGAGGTTTGCCGCCCAAGTACACATCGCCAAGTTCCATCAGTTCCTTAGCCATGCCGTAGCCAAGACCGGCACCACCCACGGCACCAGTGGCCGTGCCGACAGGGCCGAGAACCGTTCCGGCACCGCCGCCGACAAGGCCACCACCAACAGCACCCAGCGCCTCAACAGTCGGGGCGACATACGGGCGCACAGCCTGATAGATCTTTTGCCCAGTGGTCAGTTCTGGCTGCGCTGGTGCGGCGGGCGCGGCTGCTCGTTGACCGGGAACACCTTCGTCGGTCAGCCAGCTATTGTTGACAAGGAACGCCCTGCCACCTTGCGCGTTCGTGGCGCTCTCGGTGTAAGGCTTCCACTCATTGCCGACAAGAACGACTTTCTCGCCTGTGCTTGGATTAGTTGCCGTCTGAAATGACATCCCAATTCCTTAAGATCAGTCGCGTTTAAAGCCGGGAGGTGGCGGGGGTGTGCCAGAAGAAGCGGCTGGTGAAGGTGATGCACCGGTGCTTGCCGCACCAGCGGCTGCCCTACGCTGCGCGTTAGCGACACCTTTGCGAACTACTTCTTGCAGGTCACGAGCGGCAGCTATGAACTCTCGTTCGCTTTGTGCCAACCCCATGCGGTTGATGGCACCGGTGGCCTTTTCACCTTCTTTTTCAGTAATTGCACCACCA